GTCCGAGGTCGAATTCTTCTCTGTTCTGGCGCGAAAATTCCCTGTTCTTTGAAAAAAATTCCCTGTTAGGCCTCCAAAGATTCCCTGTTCCGTTGCGTAGGGAATTTGGCCGTAAGCTGCTGAATCTCATCGCTGATTGGACGCAAAATTCGCGGCGGAGTGCCCGAATCCGCAAAATTCCCTGTTAATTTCCCTGTTAGCAGGGAATTTCGAGGGTGGAGACGGGTTCGATCGGGACTGTATCCTCCGCCAGGAATTAAATATCTGACGTTGTGATTATTTTTTGTCTTTGGGGGGCGCAAATTCTTCCGCCGATTCCGCGGCTTTGCGCGAATTTAGCAACAACAGTTTTCGTGTGGAGACGAATTCCTGCGACATTTGCCGCAAGCGACGCACGCGCGTCTCGTTTCCGCAATTCGGTGGTACGGCGGTCTCCCGCCCAGCACCGGAATTCGAGACGGGAGAGCGAGACTCAAACGAGAGACAGATGGAATGTGTGCGCACCTCTCAAACGACTGGTGCAAATCCGAGGGCTTGCCGCTGCTCGTTCCAGTCGAGCGGTAGCCGCGTGTCGTCCATCAGGCGGCGCGCTGTCAGTTCAGGCGGATGTCTGCCATTGAGAATTGCGCTCACGATGTCAGGCGCCAATATCGTCAGACGGAATAGCCGCGTCGCATAGGACGGGACGACACCCTCGGATTTGGCAATGTCCTCTAAGGTCACGCTTCGATCCGCGAGAAGCTGATCCCGGATTGCGTTGGCGCGGATGAGAAGGCGCACAAGGCCGGTGTCGGGAGCTGCGGGCTCGGACCCATCGTCGACGATGATCCGCATCTCCTTCCCCGTCCGTTTGAGGCGAGCAGGAATGGACAGCGTTGTCAGCTGCCGATTGGCCTGCGGGGTTTTCTCGAGCGGCTTGGTTTTGCCGGCTGTCTCGTCAAGGCACCCACAGACCCGATCCTGATCCAGCACGATATCAATACGTTCCATGTGGACTTGGACGCGCTCGATGCATGAGCGCACAAGGGTGCGGAGGGCCTCCGTGCCGCGGTCACGGTCTTCCTTTGCAAAATCTCGCGCGCAACCGATCAGCCGCTTTTGGGCTAGGGCGTCGGAAGCGACATGCTGAACCGCCTGAAGGAAGGCGACGGGGTCGGCAAGCCAGTCGCGGACGCGGCGGACAACAAGGGACTCAAGGGCAACTGCTGGGATTCGTTGCCCCTCGGCTTTGGCTTTCGTCGACCCGTCCAGCAATGACCGCGAGATGTAATAACGGTATCGGGTGGCCTTCTTATTCGCATGGGTCGGGCTCATCCGCCCGCCGTGCGCATCGAACAAAATCCCGGTGAGCAGGCTCGATTCATTGCCTGACCTCCCACTGGCTCGCTCGACGCGGTTCTCGGTGAGGATGGCCTGGACATTGTTCCAAAGCGTCTCGTCGATGATGGCGTCGTGCTCGCCTGGATAGCTCTTGCCCTTGTGGACGATTTCACCGCGGTAGATCCGGTTCTGCAGCATCAGATAGATCGCACCGCGGGCGAGCGGCACGCCGCCATATCGGCTGCTATCGGAGGCGGTCCGGACCTTGCTGACGATGCCGGCGGCATCCAGGTCCTCCTTCAATTCGCGGACCGACTTGAGGTCAGTGTAACGCCGAAAGATGTATCTGACCGTCTCGGCTTCCGTGCTGTTGACGATCAGCTTCCGGTCTTTGACGTCGTAGCCGAGCGAGGGCTGGCCTCCCATCCACATGCCCTTCTTCTTGGAGGCCGCGATCTTGTCGCGGATGCGCTCGCCAGTGACCTCGCGCTCGAACTGGGCAAACGACAAGAGGATGTTGAGCGTCAGTCGCCCCATGGACGACGTGGTGTTGAACTGCTGGGTGACCGACACAAAGGAGACCGCATGCCGGTCGAAAATGTCGACGATTTTGGCGAAGTCGGACAGCGACCGGGTCAACCGGTCAACCTTGTAGACGACCACGACGTCAATTTGGCCCGCGTTCACATCCGACAGCAGCCGTTGGAAGGCCGGCCGTTCCATCCTGGCGCCCGAGAAACCCCCGTCGTCATAAATTTTGCGGACAAGGATCCATCCCTCGCGCTTCTGGCTAAGTATGAAGGCCTCGCAGGCTTCGCGCTGGGCGTCGAGCGAGTTGAAGTCCTGTTCCAGCCCTTCCTCGCTGCTCTTGCGGGTATAGATCGCGCAACGGAATTTTGCCGAGGTACGATTGGAGCTGGGCGCTGATCGATTAGCCATTGATCCCCTCCGCCGCGTCGAGCGGCCCGGTCGAATCCGAGCCCAATTGGCCATCCGATGCAGGCTTGCGGATCAAGCCGAAGAAGCGGGGGCCAGACCAATGCGCCCCGGTGATGGCATGTGCGATCTTGGTCAGCGACGGAAAGGTTTTTCCGGCGTATTCGAACCCGTCTTCCGTCACCACCACCGTGTGGGTTTTGCCGCGCCACTCCCGCACCAGCCGCGTGCCCGACCTCAGGGACTTATCGGGCGTCACGACGATACTCCCCTTGCCCTTTAGTTCCTTGGTCAAGGCGTCGAGTTTGCGCTGGGTCGCCTTGCTCAATCCCCCGTACGCAAGCTCCTGCATGCGGTAGGCGATGGTGCGGATCAGCAGGTCCCGGCTCAGTCGCGGCGGTTGGCCTCGGTAGAGCCTGCGCCATTCGTCGCGCAGTTGCTGGGCCGTCAACTCATTCAAGGCTGCAATTCTTGGCGACAGCTCACTTCGCCTGGTTGGATTTACGGCCACGACCGTCGTCGTGTCCCGCGCAGGCAAGTGTGCTCGCCTTCGGGCTGCATTCATGTGGACCTCCGGTGTTTCGCGCCCAATTGGGACGCTTGCACCACCTGAAGCCCGGGGCGAAGCCGGGCTCACGGGCGTGGCCACCGAGGTCTCAACGGCGCGGCCTATTTTGCATGCACGCTCTTCTTCGGCTCGAAGTCCAGTCGAAAGTCAGCGGGACGGTCTTCATTTGCAGGCCGAAAAATTCCGTTCTCCATGGCGCTGGCGAGGTTGGCTCATAACCGTCTGGCTGGAGGTTCGAGTCCTTCCAGCCCCACCACGCACTCGCGCGATTGCGGAAATTTCCTGTAGGTGGTGCAAAGGCCCGCAATTGGCGGGGTCCTTGTACGACCACTTGGTCTCTGAGATCGCGGACGTGTGGTTTGGGCGACGTATTGGGGCTTTTTTCTCCGCCCTGGAAATCCCGTTTCCCGGCAACGGAGACCGCAGATCGGCAGAGACTCGGTTCGAATCGGAGCTATTGCGCCGGAAGCCCGAGCATCTGGTGCTGGCGGGACCATTCGGCAGGCAGGTCGGCGAGGCGGACAACTCCCATGCCATGCGGAAGGCGTCCGTCGATCGCAGCCTTGACGAGGTCGGGCGCGAGGAAGGCAAGCGAGATCGTCATGTTGACCTTGCGGACGCTGCAGCCGTCTCGCGTCGCGATGCTCTCAGTATTGGCCGTCGGGTCCGCGATGAGCTCATTGAGCCAGCGGCGCCCGCGGGCAATCGAGGCGATGAGGAGGGCGCGGTTCTCGGAACGCATTGCGCGGGCGTCTTGAGGACGCGCAGACCCGGGCACGAGTATCTCACGGCGTCGTTTGAGTGGCGTCTTGTGCCACGGTACCTTCAGCACATTGTGGCTTCGCGACCGCTTGGAACCGATACCCTTTGCGTCGGCCAGTTCGATCACCAACTGATCCGACTGGACCTCGATCCTGGCAACGTGGGTGTTGATGAGCACCGCGTCCTCGATCTCCGCGGATTGATTGAGGTGGTCTCGCACCGATCGAGTCACCAAGCCCTCGATCTCGGCTGCCGGGACTCGACTGACGGCTCCGGCCAGTTCCGGCTGGCCCTGGAGCAGCGCGGAGGATAGATAGTAGCGGTACTTGATGCCCCGTTTGCGGACGTGGCTCGGCGTCATGCGATTGCCGCGGTCATCGAAGAGCCGTCGAGCCAGCAAGGCTTCAGACTTCATCCTTGCGGTCCTATGATTATTCAGCTGTTCGCTCAGCTTGGCCTGGACTGCCTCGAACAGGTCCCGCTCGACGATGGCCGGTTGCTGCCCGGCCAAAACCTCACCCTTGAATATCACCTCCCCGACGTAGAACCGGTTGCGGAGCAGGTGGGCAAGCGGACCGCGGGTGAAGGGGATCCCCCCGACGGTCACTCCCGACTTGAGGGTGCGAACCTTGGTCACGATGCCCTGCTTACGCAGGTCGGCCATGAGCAGGCCCAAGCTGCCGAGCCGCAGATAGCTGCGGAAGATGGTGCGGACCCGGGCAGCCTCGGCCTCATTGACAGTGATCCTGCGATCCTTGGTGTCGTATCCGAGCGGCGTCATGCCGCCGACCCAGAGACCTTTGCGCTTGGAGGCGGCGATCTTGTCGCGAATGCGCTCGGAGGTGACCTCACGCTCGAATTGGGCAAACGACAGCAGCACGTTCAGTGTCAGCCGCCCCATGGACGTGGTGGTGTTGAACTGCTGGGTGACCGAAACAAAAGACACACCGTGCTGATCGAACAGCTCGACGAGCTTGGCGAAGTCCGCCAACGAGCGGGTCAGGCGGTCGACCTTGTAGACGACGATCACGTCAACCTTGCCGGCGCGCACGTCGTCGAGGAGCCGCTGCAGCGCCGGCCGGTCGGTGTTGCCGCCAGAAAAACCCCCGTCCTCGTATTTGGCTCGGAACTGGGTCCATCCGGCGTGCGCTTGGCTGCGGATATAGGCTTGTGAGGCATCATATTGGGCGTCGAGCGAGTTGAAGTCCTGCTCCAGCCCCTGGTCGGTCGAGACCCGGGTATAGATCGCGCAATGAACGGGCTTGGCTGATTTGCTCTTCATGGTGACGACCCTTTCGATGGCTTGTCTCGCAGGCCAAAGAATTTCGGCCCGTTCCAGCGGGTGCCGGTGATCGCATAAGAAACCTTCGACAGGCTTGGATAAATCTTGCCGTTCCAGGCAAAGCCGTCGGCGAGCACCGCGACATGGTGTATCTGGCCGTTCCACTCGCGACCCAGCACAGTGCCCGGGCTCAGGTGCGCCGTGCGCCAGGCCAAATCCACGGCGCGTTGCCCGGCTTCCTTGGGCGACCCCGAACGGTCGAGCAGACGTTGGCTCTCGCCGTCCAGATCACCCAATACGTTGGCCTGGAGCCGGTACGCTAGAACGCGAAACAAGAGGTGGCGGGGCAGGTGAGGGTGCGGCCGCCGCCCGAATACGTTATGCCAACGGCTTCGAAGCTCCCTGACGTCGAGATCGCGCAGGCGCGCAATCTCGCCGTCGAGTGTCTTGCGGTCCGGCAGCGCAGGAGCAACCCTGACGCGCGGCATGACGTTCAGGACGACCGGTGCCTGGACCGACGCCGGTCAGCGCCCTTGTCTTGGGCGATCTGGTAGACTCGGACGCCGTCCACCTTCTTCGACCCGAGCTTGAGCTTGAGGCGCTTGCGGACCACGCCGGCCAGGAAGCCGCGCACCGAATGCTGCTGCCAGCCCGTGGCCTTCATCATCGCGGCGATCGTTGCACCTGCGGGTGATTGCAGCATCGCGATGAGGTGAGACTGCTTCGAACCGGGATCGGCCTTATTACTCTTGGGATCGCCGGCGGCCCCTTGCGAGGGCCTGTTGGCCGCAACGGGCGTGGGTGCTGACGCGCTTGATCGCCTCTTCGCGGACTTTGACATCGAGATCCTCCGTTCGGTTAATGGCGGCGTCGTGCCGCACCACCGAAGCCCCACCTCGGCGATGGAGCCGGCGGGGCAGGATCTCGGAGCGCCCTTAACGCGCCCATAGACGACAGTACCGCTCCAATCGCAGCCGGATGCCAGTCCTTTCTGGATAATGTTATTGCTCAGTTCGACGGCGTTTGGGCATGCAAGGATCGATACGGACAGCAGCAATTCCTGGCGACTTCGACTAACCGGGGGGAAATGCGCGGCTTTTCGCTCGCCGACATCAAGACTCCGCGACGCCGTCTGACGGGCTGCGAGAGGCTATGATGTGATCGCCATGGGGCCCGGGGCGGGCCGTACACTCGGAAGCGACAGATGAGGGCACATGCGGTTCAACGGAGGATTTGCAATGCCGCTGCAGCGAGGTGAAGTACTGGGCTACGACTTCGATCGAATGGTCGTTGATTTCACGATGTTTAATCAGGGCAAGAC